GTCTACAACGCTCCCTTCCTCTTTATTCTAATTGAAGCCATGCTCACTCTACCTCTTATGGCAATGTGCCGCCTTCCGGCAAATTGCATTTTATGGGGCTACGAAACCATCCGTGGTGGTATGCAAGAACTTAACCGCATCTCACGCGACTATACAACATTCATTATGATTGACTGGTCCCGCTTTGATCAACTCGCTCCTTTTGCTATCATTTTCCACTTTTGGTGCACTTTCCTTCCTTCGCTTATTCGCATTGACCGCGGCTATATGCCTCAAGGTGAATACACTTCATCTCGACATCGCTCCGCCTTTACTGCCAAGCACGATCTCCACATCAAAGAAAACGAAAAGTACAAGCATTTCGCATCTTCCTATCTCACATCCCATCCTAAACATGTCATCATGTTCTCGTTCGTTATATTTAACATTCTCTCGTTCATCTGGCTTTGGTATGTAAAGATGGTCTTTGTCACTCCCGATGGCTACGGATTCATCCGTCTCCTCGCAGGTGTCCCTTCCGGCATCTTCATGACACAGATCCTCGACTCGTTCGTTAACCTCTCCCTCTTTATAGATGGTCTTCTCGAATTTGGTTTCTCCCCCGACGAAATCAAGCTCATTCGACTGTTCATTCAAGGTGACGATAACATCGCCTTCTTCATTGGTGATTTTGAACGTATATTTGCATTCCCGAACGTTATGTCACTGGACCTCAATGGTCTGTGATTCAAATGTCTCGTGCAATCGGTATCGCTTACGCGAACTCTGCACACGACGAATCCGTTCATGATCTCTGCCGCCGAGCCTATCTCGACGCTAGAAAACACTCTGGTCTCTCTCAAGAAGAGCTTAGCTCTATCAAGATTGAATATCAGAAACTTGGTTTCTATGAGATCTTCTCCGTCAACCTCGAAGAACTTGAAACAATCCTCGTTCAAGATCTGTCCTCCTTCCCAGATTACTACGACATTCGTTCCAACCTTCGGTTCTGGCACGGTCCTCACTCCGTCTATCCAATGTGGCCTCGCCGCTTCGATGATGATTTGACCCATGTTCAAGAACCTGACACCCTCCTTACTTTGTATGATTTCCTTCATACTGGTGAAGTTCGCTTCGAAAAGAATTTTTAATTCTTATCGACTCGTCCAC